CAGCTGCCACGTCATCGACCGGAATCTCGTATTGTGGTTGCATCCCCTGTATGACTATGGAAAGAGCAACCAGAGCGAACATGCCGATAACAAGTCTGAGGAGCTTGTCATAGCTTCCGGTGTATTTCACTCCTGCAGGCAGTTTTTTCGATGCCACAAACGTTGCGAACTGATCCATGCCGGTATATCCGCCGACCACGAAAAACAGGCCGTAGGTGGCGCCCGAGATCGGCAGTTTGAAAAGTACTTGCGTCTGCAGTATCAATATCGCCGCGTAAAGGCTGATGTAGAGCCAAACCACCCATGCGGTTGGTGTGCGCTGTGACTGGGCGTCAATCGTTTGTTGCATTGGTTCCCTCCTGCGCGCTCGGGTCCGGTGCCATTGTGGCCGGTGTAACCGATGCGTTCGCCTGGGCGAGCTGGTCGTTTTCGTTTTTGAGTCGGGATACGTTATCCCAAAAATCACTACCGTTTAGCTGCCGAGACTCTTTCTCTCTGGTGGTAAGGCCTTCGGCTATATTTTTCGCGGCGGAGTTTGCGTCTTTCATCGGGTCAGTCGAGGGTTTCGAGATCCCCACCCATGTACAGTTGAGCCACGCGCGCCGTGTCACTGGCTGGCCCCATCCTGGAAGCTCAATGTTTCCGGCTTTCACTTCTTCTGTAAGCCACATTTCATACACGTCATTAAGCAGGCCTGCGGCAAGGTCAGCTCGGCCCTTGACAACGCTGTGCCAGAAAAACTCTATCGCCGCCTTGCTCGCCGAATAGTTCGCACCGAACTGCGTTTTCAGCACTTCGGGAGGCACATCAACAGACGGACCCATGATTGCGGTCATAGAGTCGATAAACTTTTCGAAGTTGACGTTAGGGCTTTCTTTGCGGATGGCCTCAATCTTCTCTCCGGCCTGCAGACGCTCTACAATGAGACCTGGCTTGTTCACGTATCCTGTTTGCAGGTTCGAAAGCGGAGATACGTCAGTTACCGGTACCGTGCTGTTGTCTTTCGGGGCAACGCCTGTGAGCGCGTTAGATGCCCCCTTCGACTCAGATGGAGTCACTGCGAGCACATAGATAGCATTTATGATAGCGCCTTCTATTTCAGCTACAGTGTAATCGGCGACTTTCTGGATCTCGTGTGCAAGATGCGAGAGGCTCGGAATGCCGCGTGGCTGGCCGACGCTATCGTGGTTCATGTCATGGCGCATGTAAATGCGCCGCGATTTTGGCCCCCATGCTGGAATGCGCACGGTTTCTGCGGTTTTTGCGTCCTCTACGTAGAACGCCACTTCCGCGCCGTTCGGGTCAAACTCTATGCCGTGAGATATAGTGTTCCCGCGGGTTTTCGCATCGTCATAGTATTTTTGAGAATCCGGATTTCTGATCTGCTCAGGCCATACAAACTGGAGGTTAAGCGGGTTCTGTCTGCGCCGGTCGCTCGAATAGCGGAAGATCACAAAGACTTCGCCATCGCGGTATTTGTTCCTGCGCGCAAACTCCTGTAGCTGGTAGAATGTGAGCCGACCCGCTGCGTCAGCCTCTTTGGAGTTCGCCCACAAGTGGAAGCGTGCTTCTATCTGGCGGGTCTTTTCGCGCCGCCTGTCTGAAACTGTCTCACCGGTTCCCATCCATTCCCTGCCGAGAATATCCCACACAGGCTGCGACTCAAGGGTTAGCCCTGCGTTTACCTCGCTTCCAACGCGTCGGGCGATAATGGAACGCGCCTGCATCGAGTCCCAATAGGCGATTCGGCTCCTGCGGCGAAGCTCTGTATAGTTCGCGCTCCAAAGGCTAGCGTAGTTAAGCGCTCCCGGGTACTTCTCTCCTGACCATTGGGAATACACGCCGCCTGTCATGCTCCAGTCCTGAGATGTGATCATCGCCCGTATCTGATCTCGCGGATCAACCATAGTTATTCCGGCAGTTAGGCCACGCTCAGGGCTCGGCGATGGTTCCGGGTATTTGTGAAAGATGTCAGCTACCTTTTCTCGCAGTCCCATTAGTACCTCTGGAACCTCAGACTTGTGATTCCCGAATGCGTGAGACGTTCGAGCTTTGTCTCGTAGTATTCGCGCAGTGATATAAGCTCAGGAATGCTTTGCCGTGTCACTCGCTGTGACCCCTGGCCGGTGTCCATCATGTAGGACTTGTGCGTTATGAGGTTATCAAGCGCGTCGTCGATTGCGGTTATTTTTGCTTCTATCTGTGCTTTGGTAAGCGCCAAACGCCCTCCGAGTAGCACTGCGCGGGCTCTCACAGACAACCAGGGAACCCGGAAAGCCCGCGCGTAACTACTATTAGTTCCTAACTATATTACGCCTTGTGGCGTAATGCAATAGCCAAACGGCGAACTTATGACGGTAAAAATGTTTTCCTCGCCCATTCCCAGTATTGCGACCATTTCACGGAGTCCTCCTCGAAAATCTCCTCGGCTACCATTTGCGCGTGCAGGTACACCGCCGCAGTCGCGTATACCCGGCAGTCGAGTTGCTCGTTGCGGCGCCCGTGCGGAAGTGTCCACTTGTACTCTATCCTGCCGTACTTATTTCGCTTCGGAACCCTGCTTTCTGCCATGAGCCGGTCGAAATGTTCCTTGTCGTAGTCGATTGGAAAATGCGGGTAGCCCTGCTGGTATGGCTCACCTTCTGCTGGCTTTCCAAGCCAGAGATAGCCGTAGAGTTCCATTTTGAGAGCGTCGGTGTTTATCTCTGCAATTTCTACATCGTGCTCTTTGTGTTTTCTGCGCGCGACAATCCAGTTACGGCGGTACGATGAGCCCTTTCCGGGGAATACCCCGTTCAGCTGCGAGCACCAGCGGTACGTGGTTGGGCTGTTGTACCCGGAGTCAACGACTCCCTGAATTACACGCAGCCCGCAATGTTCTGCGGTGAACAGCTTGTATAACTCGACCCACGGCTTGTTGTTGTGGTCCGCCGTGTCGCCGTCAAACACGTGGTATGAAATGCTCCAGCTTTCCTTGTCCTTGCCCCATGCGACGACCTCGGCTTCTATTCTGTCCTTGTGCACGTCTGCCCCGATAGTGACAAAAAACGCCTTGCCGTCTGCTGTCTCTGGAAGCGTGCCAGTGACGTACTCCTCGCGCCGCAGCATAACACGGTTTGGATCTGGTGCGTCTCCGCGCTCTACCCATGTTTGCCCGAGCACGGTCTGGATAAACGCCTTTCGTTTGCTGTCATCCTGACCGACGTTCACCCATTCCTGGACGACCGAGTACCATGAGCGCATGCCTACCGGTGAGTAGAGCGAGCTGATATGGTAGCTTTGGTAGTTTGGTTCTCTCGGTGTTGCTGTTGCCCGCCACTCACCACGCGGGAGAAACCACGCTTTGTCGTCGTTGGTCCAGCGCCCGCCGCATTTTTCGCACTCATAGTGCACGCTCTCCGGAATGAGTATTCCGTACTGATCGAGCTCATACTTGATGCGATAGTCTCCGTCATCGTCTCGCCATTTGAGAGGTTGCATGTGCCCACAGTGTTTACACGGGACGTAGTAGTACCGCTGGTCGCCGTAAAGGAAAAGTTCTTCTATTCGGCTTTCCTCTGCCGTAGTTGGTGTTCCGCCATATAGAATCTTCCGCACTTCCTCGTATTCGTCTGAACGACGTTCAAGGAGTTTCACCGGGTCCCCTTCATTGCCGGCACGGCCGACGCTTGATGGATAGGCGTCTATCTCGTCCATGCCTTCGTAGCGGGCGGGGTCACTTCTTAGAGACGCCGCGACGTTTGGCCCTATCGCTCTGATGTTTCCACCGGGAAAGTCTTTTCTGGACTTTGTGTCTCCGGTTTTTCTATTGGTTTTCGTGTCGATCTGGCTTGCAATCAGGTGGCCGAATCCTGACTCATGAATCATTGGCTCGATTCGTAGCTCCATGTCGCGTTCTGCCGTTTGTTTGTCGGCGCTCACGTGGAGAATAGGACCGGGAACCTCGACCATGGCATAGAGATACCAGTTTTGGAGGACTCCAACTGAGAAACCGATACGGGCGCCTTTCATGACGGCTATCTTTTGCACCGGCGAGCGCTCGGAAAGAGCGTCTGCAATCTCTCTGAGATATGGCGTGCGGCTGAAACGAAACGGTCCGGGGAATCTGCTACCAGGAGGAAGCACCCTGTGCGCCTCCGCGAACTCTGAAACAAGCCTCGCGGTCGCGCTCTCTGAAATGGAATCTATGAACTCATCGACTTGCCTATCCATTTCGGAGCGGTAATCGCGCATGAGTTCGGCAAGCGCGTCGTCGATCTCTTGCTCCGAAAGCTCGGGGTCAGCTTTTCTTGCTCGCCTTTTTAGCTTCTCTGATGCTGTCTGCGATTTCACCATTGAGGTATTCGGTTATCTCCTGTTGAGTAGCTCCTGATTTTGTCATAGCCATCATTTGGGGCACAGCACGTTTCGGTATCTCGAGAATACGCGCCTTTATTTCTCCGTCGAGCGCTGCGAACTTCCTGGCAACTATGTCACGGTGGATGAGGACGCCCATCTTTTCGGCTATCCGAACGAGGTTTAGCTGGATTTGGGTTTTTTTCCACTGGATCTCTGCGAGCGTCTTTGTGAGAAGTTGCTCGGTATCTGCTTCAAAGTCGGCGTCTTCGTCGTCGCCATTTTTATCATGGAGTGCTGCGGATTTCCGTTTACCAGATCCGTTGTTGCTTGACGGCTTCCCGTGGTTTGACGGATCTGCATTCTTCTTTGCGATATGCGCTCTTTTCTGGCCTGCAGCCTTCCCGTCGTCACCGAGTCTGTGCTTTTCGACGTACGCCTTCACTCTCCGGTCATCAGTATCGATCCGGCCGTCATCCAGCACGATGAGCTTCCCGCGTTTTACTGCCTGCGTCACTGCCGCTCTTGAAACGCAGAGGCTCCGTGCAAACTCAGCTTTGCTAACCGGTGTCATAGGTGTTAATCATAAGCGCAGTTAACCTTGTAAACAAGAGGAGTGAGTACCTCTCGCCCGAGATGCAGCACACCGAG